GTTGCTGGCGCTCATCAGTCGCCCAATCACCAGTACCACGCAAGCCTGCAATAGCCATTTTGAAACCTCTTAGAAATCAGGGTCTCGAAGCATTTCCTCGGCCATCTGTTCAAACGGGTTCGACGATACTGTCTGGCGAACGCTTCCACCAGCGCCCCGCACAGGTACAAAACCGGCATTGCCGGGAGTGGCTTGTACTGGCGAAGCGACAGCCGGAGCTACCGATTGCGTAAGACCGAAGGCTGCTCGGACCAAACTACCAATTGCGCGCGCTGCAATTTCCGGCGTAGCGTCCTTATTCATCGACCGATAGACCTGGCCGAGTTGTAGAATCGCTCCCTCGTACTGAGGATCAGCCAGGTCCGGATTCTCCGCCACGAACAGGTTCTTTGCCCGCGTGTTCAAATCGTTCCCTTGCTGGAATTGCCCGAGCATTGCAGGGAGCATCGCCTGCACCGCACGCATACTATTTTCCATGACGCTGAGGTGTACCTTAGCTGCCAGGGCGGGAAGCACCTTCTCCGGGTCAGTCAGAGCTGCAACAGCATCGGCTTCATTCAGAGCGTACTGTTTCTCCAACTCACTCAGGTGAGCATTTCTCCATTCCTGGTAACTGGCGGCTTGCGCTTCCGGCGAGACCGGAGGAGCGCTGGCCGGCACAACTGCTGGCGTTGGGGAGACCGGAACTGGCGTCGGCGCTGGAGCCGGAGCCGGAGCAGGGACCGGAGCCGGAGCTGTTTCAGCCACCTTAACCGCCGGGGCTTCCTCAACTACACGCTCTTCGCCTTCATACTCAGCCTCATCCGACTCATCCGAGCCTGTGAAGTCTTCCCAATTAACTGCAGTCTCCGTCGAGACTTCAGCGGGTGTGGCGCTCTCAGCAGCTCCAGGAAGATCCAAGCCTTCCTCAGCTTCTGCGCACAAACGTCTTGCATAGTTCATTATGCTTTATCCTCAGGAGAAAGTTTCAACGAATATTCCAGATCTTCCAGGAGCGTCTGGGCTGCTGCCGAAGCACTAAGCAACCCAATCAACTGCCCCTTCGCCCGTTCAGCTGCATAGATATCCCCCTCGCAGGTGATGGTTCCATACACAATCTGCCGCTGGAGCGCATCAGCCTGTTCTTGCAACGTGCCCATCAATTGTGCCCACGCACGAGAAGAAAGCAAGGCCTTGAACTCCCGGTACCTGACAGACAGCTCCCGTGAATCCTCAGCCACAGGTTCTTCTCCAATTCCAAGATGCATTTTCTCTCTCCTATTAACCCGAGGCCCCCATGCCAGGAATCTGGCCGGGCTCCTGCAAATTCGGCTTCATCGGCACCACATTGCCCTGCCCAGCCTGCGTCTGAAGTTGCTGATCTGGCACAACCTGAATGCGGAAGCGGTTAATATTCTTGATCCCCCCAAGCTGCGCCACAAAAGCGAAAATCTTCGACAGGTCGTACTGCTGGAGTGCGCCTGGAACCCTGGCCATATTCCCGAGCATTTGTTGCCAAAGATTGGCCTGGGCAAAACGATCGACTGGCATCGTTCCATCAACAGGGACAAAGTCGTAGAAACCAGCGATCATGTCCGGAGCAATGTTCACATAGGCCTGACCCCAGAGCGCCTGATCGCCCAAGATCCTATACTGCCGCTCGACTTGCATCTTCTGCTGCGTTGACATGATCAGCTTAGTTGTCAGCGGAGCAAAGCCGGTAGCCGAGAACCACTCACAATTCGTCTTCAGCCGGTTGATCCCGAAAGTCGTGGAGGATCGCACCTCGGTAGCAGTCTTCCTTCCACCTTGATTCACTGCGCCCATGATGTTATCCGAGACGCCGGTGATCCGCTGCGCCAGCTGTCCGACGATCTCAGAATCCGCCAGGTTCCCGCGCGTCACATCCTGGACCTGGAACTGCGCCATCATCGTCCGCACATCCTGGCCATATCCCGCCGGCTTCAGTCGGACCAGTTTCCCGGGACCGGGCTCCTCGAGATCTCGAATATTGATCTTGGACGGGTCAACAGCGAACATGTTATTCATCGCTGCCCGGACGTTGAAGAAGTGACTGTTGAAAAGCCACTCCATCGTCTGGTTCAGGGGCTGCAGAACCTCGAGCATCGAACGATTGTAGACATTGTAACCTTCCACCTCACACACTAGAGCATCGAATGGGTACTGGTTGTGCATCTCCCCTAGAGGCTGAGCGCCGATAATCACCCGCTCATTCCCGACCGTGATGACCCACTTCTCAGGCCGCTCAGACGCACCAAGCCCAACTTCGCTAGGAATCACATTCCAGTGGAATTCATGCACATCCACTGTCATGGGGCGCTTATTCCCCGTCTCATAAATGCCAATGTCCTGTCCAGGCAGATTCGTGTCCCGCCCGGTGCCTTCCGTCTCCCTGGTCTGCCCGTTAGCGCTATCCGCCAAGGCCTCCAGATTGAAGTACTTTCCCTGGGCTGCCCGGGTGGCGATCTTTGTCCAGCCAACCCGATCATAGACGATACAGAACTCCCCCTCCTGGAAACGCTGAAGCGGCACCGCCGGGTCGTGGAAGAAATCTTGCGGCCTGACGTTATAGAGTCGATTCCCTTCATAGCCAGTCACCAGACGTTCCTGAAGCTCCTTCGTCTTCGTCCCCGGAATCGGAAGGCCAAGGTACGTCTTAGGTACGTCGACGTATTCCTTGAACGTAAACTCTTCCCGATCCCAGTATTGGCCAATGATCCCCTGGCCGTACTTTCCCACATCCATCAGCCAAACGTACAACGCCGGGAGCATTCCACCGGTAGTCATCTGGTAACCCAAGAGAGCCTCGATGCAAGACTCCGCGGTCTGACTCTCGCCGTGCCGTCCTTGGACCTGCAGAATCGGGTCCCTGGAGAGAAACACCGACGTGTAGTAGGTATGCGCCGTCAGCAGCATCGCATAGCTATAAGGAATGCTGATCGTCACGTAATCCGGCTGCCCGGCCTTCCGCTTATCCTGGCGCTGAGCCATGACCTCCGTCTCCGGCATATAAGCCGTATAGGTATCCTCAGCTTCCTCCCAAGCCTTGACCCGCGCCTTTCGTTTCTGATCCTGAGCCGCGCGAAGCCTCTTTTTGAACGCCTCCAGAATGCGTTCATGCAGCGGAGAGTTAAACCGAATCTCTTTGATATTTCCGACCAGGGGCTGACTTTTCACGGTGCGTTCCTAAACTGTAGTTGCGGCGTTTCATCTTCGACCTCCTCGAACTCCCCATCGAGCCAGTCGCCGACCTGCTTATTCTCAGCCCAAGTGATCGCCAGCGCGACCATATCTATCACGTCGTCATGAGCGTCTGATATAGGATTGTATTCAGTATATTGCTCGATAAACTTAGTATGCTCGGGCTTGCAAAATAAACGGCCATAGCCGCTGGTTTCTCCAAGAGCCTGGATGATCCTGTCCGATTTTCGTCGCCGGTCCTGAACCTGGTAGATAGGAATAAAGATGCGAAGCTCTCGCATCTGCTTCTCCAGGTACCAGGCAAGCACTCGCTGGTAGGCGACCGTCTCTACCACGATACCCACTGGCCGGCGGAGGCGGACGAAGCGCAACACCGTTGCCATAACCATCTCAGGGTTCTGCCCAGTCTCCGCCTCGTAGTCCACGAGAAAGACCCGATCGCCAATGAAGCCCAGAAGCCCCACAGCATTATCGTCGGCTGTCACCGCCTCAGACGACGCGGGGTCAATCGCGATGACATAGGTCATGCGCCCCGGCAGCGTATCCCAGAAGAGAAGCGGCGCCTTAAAACTCGCCCCCTCCTCAGAGATCACCCGGCACTCCTTCTCCCGCATCCAAATCGCCAGGCGGCCAGCTTTGATCGCCGCTTCCTTCTGCGCCAGAATCTCCTCCTTCGGATACCGCTGGGGCCAACGGCTCTCCCCGTCCGGAGTCAAGATGCCAAAGCGAAAGAACTTCCAGCTTGCGTCATTCTCCGTACTCTCGATCAGGTCGAACTTACTCTTCGGTGTGTCGAGAATTACAGCCTTCGCATCTGGACATTCCGACGCCGGGGCCAGCGAATTCAGCAGCGCGCCAAAGATCAGCGCGACCTGCTTCTGCCTCT